ACATCCCCAAGCCGCATGGAGAAACCAAACCGCACGAATCGACTGAAGAGCAAGAGAAGAGCGACGGCGGCAGCGATCAGATTCACAGCATCCATGACCACGGCGATGGGACGTTCCACACGGAGCATCCCGACGGCACCCGCGAAGAGCATCCTGACCATCTACATATGCTTGCCCACCTTGGCCACAAGGTAACGGACGGCGACAAGCATCACATCGTACATCACGATGGCATCTCGGCCCATTCCCACTCGATTGACGAGGCGGGGAATCACGAGGATCATGGCGAACACAATACCGCCGAGGAAGCCAAAGGCGCTTTGGATAAATTCTTTGGCGAAGAGTCCGAAGAACCGCAGCACCAGCACGGTGAATCAGAGAACGAGGAAGGCCCAGCACCGGGCGGAATGTAACCGGGCAGAACGCCCAAGGAGAATGACGTGAAAAAGGCACTTTGCATTATCGGCGCGTTGCTTCTGGCTTCACTGCCCGTTTCAGCGCAGTATTATGGCCAATACGCCAGCGACATCAATGTCAGCAGCTTTGCCTATGGAGTCACACCCAATGGCGGACCGGCGCTTATTGTTGGGGCTGGCGGCGGAACTTCAGGAAGCTACTCAATCACGCTGGATTACGGAAAGACCTCTACCGGCGTGGGCGCATATCCTCTTTATCCATTTTCAGGGACCACCTATCCTCCGTTCGCAATCGGCTCCGGCGCGACCTATGAGGTTGTCACTCCGAGTTCGGCATCATGCACAACCGGCCAGGCGAACAGTTACCAGCAATGCGTATTGACGGCGACTTTCACTTATGCGCATGGCGCTGGAGATGTGGTGAGGGCATCGGATGGTGGAGTATTTGAGGCGACTCAATACTTTACGAGCATGGGCGTCCAGCGGCAGGTCGTGACTCTGACCAATGCCCAGATTCTCGCTCTGAATGCAACTCCGGTTCAATTGCTTCCCGCTCCCGGCGCTGGCCTGTTTTATGACGTGCTGAAGGCTACTCTCATTGACGAGAATACCGGCACAGCCTATGCGAGTGGAGGCGTTCTGACTGTCGGGTATGGTACAACGGCAGCCACAAATGCTCTTGCATCGACAGTTGCTGCGGTTTTCCTTACGTCGGGAACCACTATGCAGGAGATTAATGTAAGCGGCGTATTGAACGCGGCCCTTACTGCGGCCAACGTGCTCAATCAGCCCATCTACATCACCAATGCAACCGGAGCCTTCACTACAGGAACAGGAACCTTGAAGGTGATTCTGGAGTATTCTGTTTCGGTGCAATAATGCCATCAGTATCGAAGGCGCAACAAACCGCCATGCAAATCGCGGAGCACGCCCCTGGCAAACTCTATCCGAGAAACCAGGGGCTGCTTAAGATGTCTCACCAACAGCTTCACGACTTTGCAACCGGCTCCGAGAAGGGCAAGCCTGAGCGGAAGGGGAAACTGTATGCCCGATAAGTTAATCTACGAAGGTGAACCATTCGTTACCCCGGAAATTAAGCGGAGATTCCCAAACGCGAGAGTTCAGAACTATCAGGACAGAGATGCCTCCGGGAATCTTTACTACAATATCCGCGTCGGGGTATTTGCCCTCGTTCCCGATCCGCAGCATCCTCAGATCGGCTACTTTGTAGGCGAGGAGATTGTGTGAGCAAACTCTACGCAGCAGATCGCAAGAAAATGCCGAAGAGTTCCTTTGCTGGCCCTGGGCGCAGCTTTCCGGTCAACGATGCTACCCACGCCCGTCTAGCTATCAGTGGCGCAACCCGCAGCGAACACGCTGGCAATATTTCAGAATCGGAAGCCGAGCGCATCAAGTCCAAGGCGCGGGGAAAGTTGTATCAGCGATGAATGAGCCTGAATTTGTAAAGAAGATTGCCGAAGTGATGCCGGAAAATGGGTACATGTTAATTCCGTTTCCATCACATACGAATGGGTGGCAGTGTGCTGTGGTTTTGGGGTTCAAAGACATTCAATCTCCTGAGTCGGTTGATTTTTTCAAACTACTGCAAAGTAGGGAGAAGGTGAAATGAACCACAACGGCGCATACTGTGTTCGCCATATGTGGAACCCGCTCACGCAAGGTCCGTGCTGCCAGTGCATGACGGGACAGCAAAAGCTCGATTACGTATGGAAGCAGATGCGCGAGGCGCGGTTGTCTCCAAAGGATTGCGTGATTCAATGCCCATACTGCCTAAGCATCATTACCGATGGGAAGCCGTGCTGTGATGTGATTGCAAGGGCAATGGCGGCGATTCTGGCGCGTGAGGATGTGGTGAATTTGGCAATGGAGGCCGCAAATCGCAACTAACGCCCTACTCCCGGATGGACTTGAAGCGGACGAAACCGGCCTGAACTCGGTTCCGCAGTCCGATGATCCGCCAACCTACGGCGAGAATAACCGGGATATGCCTCAAGACCTGACTGACAAGCTAGAGGGCATCGTAAAGAAACTTCAAGATCAGGAAATGTACGACCGGCGCATCGAGGTGCTGCTCGACCGCATCATGCGTTTCTATTACGACGGAATCCAGCACGTCTACCCCAACTGGTCAACAGGTGTTTATCAAGTTGGTACGGCTGGCGGATATGTTGACATTGGCAATGGTCAGAACGTGCAATGCCCAATGTTCATGGGCGCTTATAACATTTTCCGAGCGCGTTGGCGTTCGCTCGATGCAGTGCTGACTCAGAATCCTCCCGGCATTGGATTCGCGGCGGATAAGCAGGATTCTGAGTCTATAGAGGCGTCTGAGACCGCAGAAGGGTTCTGGGAAATATTCGATCAGTCGGAAAAAGGCGGCGCGGTGAAGAGGATTCAAAAGCGCGTCTCTTACATGATGGGAATGTCGGGCCGAACAATCGCATGGACGCACACGCTGAAATCCAAGGCGCGTTTTGGCTTGAATGATGAGGATGAGCCGCGCTCAATGGAGACGGCAGACATTTACGGCACAATGGAGTCCAAGGTTCCCATCGTCTGCAAGTGCTGGTCCGACGCGCCGTACTGCTTCCTGTTTGACGATAAGAATGTTCTTACACTCAAAGCACAGAATGAGTGGATTCGCTCGAAGATCACCGCCGGGGAGTCGTCTATTGGCGAATCGGACTGGAATCGCTTTGCGCGAATCGGAGTCAAGCAAGCGAAAAAGGGATTCTTCCTTACAGGTCTGGCGCTGAATTACCTTACCACTGAGTTGAATGGTTTCCTTCGCCCCGAAGTGTTCCAAGACAAGATGTTCGACTCTGCTTATCCGGGCGCTGATGAAAAAGACGTGCGCGATGATGGCAAGGAGTTTACTTACCGCGACAAGTTCCTGCAACTGTTCCCCGATGGTTGCCACGTCAAGTATGTAGGCAAGTCATACTCAGAGAGCTGGAATGAGTGTCCTGACGATGCGATTGATATTGTGTTCCCGATGGAGCGCGATGGCATGACCGGCGGGGCGCTGATGGAGCCGATGAAGGTTGTCCAAGATGCCTACAACGACTACATGAACGCCAAGAGGGAGAATTACGAAACTGGCTGGAGTGTAACGTATTTCCGGGGCAGCGACGAAGATTATCAGGCTATCTCAAATCAGCGGTCACGGCCAAATGACTACATTCTTTTGAAAGAGGGGCCGCCAGACCAGGAGATCGGGAAGCAGATAGTTTACCGCGAACCTCCCGCAGCGCCTCCAGAGGGATTCGATGAGGCGATTGAAGAGCTTCGTGGGCCAGTGTCGCAGGATATTTCAGGATCGATGCCTGTCCTTCAAGGGGAATCTAAGTCTGGCGACCCAGCAGCAAAGACAGCAATGGAGCGTTCTCAGGCAATGGGGATGCTCGGCCCATCGTGGGGATATTTGCAGATTCTATTCGCCGGGATTGCAGAGAAGGCGGCGCGGCTGGCATCTAAGAATCCCGACCATGGAACGGAGATAGCCGTCGTTGGTAAGGATGGGGCGAAGATCACCGTAAAGATGGAACGGTTGAAAAAGGGCAAGTTCCATTCCCATGTGTCCGATTCATCTTTCCCAGAGACCACGGCGGCGAAACGCGCCAACCTCACCGATCTCGTTAAAATGGCCACTGCTTCTCCGGTTGGGCAAGCTCTTTTCGAGTCACCGGACAACTGGGAGGAGTTCATCGAACTCAATGGCAATCAGGATTTGGTGTTCATCCCGGCAATCGCATACAAGAAGCAGGCGAGAGAGCTTGAACTACTTTTGCAGGAACCGCCAAACATTCCAGCTCCAGAGGAAATTGCTCAATATGCGGTTCAACACGCGGAGCAGGCGTTACAGGCCGAGCAGCAGGGTTTACCAGCCCCGCCGTACACTCCTCCACAGCCGCAGCCGTCAATAATGCCAGAGCAAGACGATTATCACAAGTGGGAGTCAGCAAAGTGCCAAGAATACCTATCGAGCGAGGATTGCTGGTTGAGGATGAATGTAGCTCAGCCGGAAGATGGGGAAGCACCCGAAGAAGCCTTGAAACGTGCCGCACTCGGTATCCAAAACGTGAGGATGCACAAAGCGGTCCACGATCAGATGATGGCGGCTCAGGCGCAGGCAGCGGCCCAGGCTCAACAGCAGATGAAGCCTCCGAGCGAGTCGATAAACTTCAAGGACGAAAGTCCCGCTGACCGTGTTCAAATGAATGCACAGGCGGGAATCAAGGAAGCGGCTCCAGAGGCGCAGAGTTTAGTCCAAAAGAACGCGGCAGCACCGGGAACGCGGGGAACGGCAACAGTCTAAAAGGAGAGAGAAAATGGCAGATGAAGCGGTACTTGACGTAGGCGCGGAACTCGAATCTGAGGGCGCGGAAGAAGTTGAACAGGGAGCCGAAGCGGAAGTTGAAGGTGCGGAACAGGCACAGTCGGTTGACGGTGAACCAACGTCGGCGGCGAGTACTTGGAAGCAACTCAAGGACAAGCTGAAAGATTCTCCAGATTTGCACCGCGAGGTTAAAAAGGCGCTGCATCATTGGGAAGAATCCAGAAAGCTGCTTCCTGACGGCGTTGCAAAAACCGTTGAGCGGCTAAAGCTGATGGAGCAGCTTGACGACAATACCAATGATGCCGAGTATGTGCCCGGCTCAACGCCGATTGAGCAGGTAATCTCGAATACTCTTGCCGAGCGGTCATTCTGGCGCGATTATGACAACGCGTTCCAGACTGGTGATCCCAAACTCATCAATCAAATGGTCGAAGCCAATCCAGAGAGCTTCCAAAAGCTGATTCCTGCGGCGATGGACCGCTTTGCTGACGTGAATCCAGAGGGATTCTCGGCTTACATCTGCAAATCCGTGTCCGGGTATCTCGGTAACGCAGGGATTCCACTTCAACTAGCTCTCTTGGACCGTGTTTTGCCGCAAACCTCCGATGACCCTAACTTGCAGACGGTAATTGAGGCATTTAAGGCAATCAAGGGCGTTGTGGAGCAGATCAATACGACCGCTAGGAACCCAATAGCGCCAAAAGCCATTCAAGGCCAGCAACCGGGCACGAAAACCGGAACAGAGGGCAATAATCTTGAGCAGCGGGAGATGAACGTCCTGCATGACGAGTGGTTGCGCGAGATTCGCCCCCGTTCGGAGTCTTTTACTGTGAACGAGATCAAAAAGATTGCCCCAAGTGTGAAATTCACACCGGCAGAGGCGAACTCTATCCGCAACGCTGTGCGAACCGAGATAAATGCGCGTGTGACCGCGAACACAGCTTATCAAGGCAAGGTCAAGAGCTTACTCAAAGCAAAAACAAGACTTCG